TACAACAACACGTTGGTGATTGGGTATTCGGTAGATGGCAACGTCGTGCCCATGGATGGCGTGGGATCCTTGATTACTTTCCAATCCTTGAATGATGGAATCCTCAACGTTGGCGCTCGCACTATTCGCGCAAGTCTTGACGCTCAATGGGCGGCAAGTATCGCGGCCAAAACTCCTATGGCTTCCGGATATATCAAAAACTCCGGCGCTGATTTACCGGAAGATCAAATTACCGGAATTCTCCAACGGTGGAAAGCTTCTCGTTTACAAAATGCCATTGGTTATCTCAACAGCGCTCTTGATTTCAAAACGACAAGTTTTTCGCCCAAGGAAATGGGCTATAACGATATGCTTCAATTTCTTTCGACCGAAATTGCGCGAATGTGTAACATCCCCGCGTATATGTTGAGCGCGGATATGAATAACTCTCTTACTTATGCCAATGTCATTGATGAGCGTCGTCAATTTGTGGACATGAGCCTCCGGCCGTATATCGAGGCCATTGAGGGAAGGCTCTCCATGAATGACATTACGAGCAATCAGAATTTTGTCCGTGCTGGGCTAGATGATGGATTCCTACGCTCAGACGCTCTAACACGACTCCAAGTAACCGAGAAGCTTCTGAGCCTAGGACTAATTACCGTCGAGCAAGCAAGAGAAATGGAGGATCTGAGTCCAAATGGATCCGAGACTGCTGACCTTTAGTGGGTCAATCGAGGCAAGCGATTCGACCCGTCGTGTTATTGCGGGAAAGATTGTGCCATTCAATGAAGTGGGCAACACGTCCGTGGGACAAGTTGTTTTTGAGCGTGGGAGTATTTCTATTCCCAATGAGCGCTTCAAGCTTCTATTGGAGCATGATCCAAAATCTCCGATTGGCCGCGCCATCAATGTCCAACAAAATGAAATGGGAATTTTTGCTCAATTCAAAATCGCTGAGACTTCCCGTGGAAATGACGCTCTTGTCGAAGCGTCTCAAGAGCTACGCGATGGACTTTCCGTTGGCGTATTGCTCAACAAATCAGAAGAGCGAAATGGCGTGATCTACGTCAAGTCCGCTTCTCTCCAAGAGGTGTCCTTAGTCCACACACCGGCGTTTTCGTCGGCTGAGGTGACTACGGTGGCCGCGAGCTCACCCGAGCCCGAGGTCGAAGAAGAAAACCCAACCCAACCAACCGAAAGTGAGGCCGTCGTGGAAAACCCCGACACTCAAGCCGTCGAGGTAGAAGCCGAAAAGGTCGAAGCCTCACGTCCGCGCGTGACCGTGACTTCAATGGAAGTCCGCTCACCAATCAAGACCAAGGCTCAATACCTTGAGCACACCATCAAAGCAAGTCTTGGGAATGATGACTCCCGTGATTATGTGAAAGCCGCTGACGCGCAAGCTCAACGACTACTCACCGCGGCTGACGATTCGTTTTCTACAAATCCAGCATTTTCTCCCGTCCAATATATTTCGACGGTAGTTGACACACTCATCGGATCACGTCCAACCATTGACGCTCTTGGTGGCGCTCGTCCCCTAGCGGCTTCGGGAATGACCGTGGCAATTCCGAAAATTACGACAAGCGGTACCGTCGCGGCAACTGCTGAAGGAGGCGCACCGTCAGAGACGGGGATTGTCTCTAGTTATGTAAACGCGACTGTAAGCAAATATGCGGGTTTACAACGCTATTCGGTGGAAATCCTCGAGCGCGCAACGCCGGATTTCTTCTCTGCCATGTTGGACAACATGACCCGAGCTTATGCTCGCGCAACAAACGCCGCTGTCATCGCTGAAATTGTTAGCGGTGGTACTCAGGCCGCAACAACCGCCGCAACAAGCGCCGGAATTATTTCTTACGTCTCCACCGAAGTCCCTCAGGCTTACACCGCCGCCGGTGAATTGCCGACGGTTTATATTGGTGGAATGTCACAATGGTCGCTCTTGATGGGCGCTGTTGACACAACTGGTCGTCCAATTTACAACGCTGGATCACCAACTAACTCCGGTGGAAATGTCAATCCATCACTTCGCGGCAACGTGCTTGGGCTCGACTTTTGGGCAGATAGTCAAATGGTTGCGACAACCATTGACGATTCCGCATTCATTTGCGTGCCAAGCGCAATTTATATTGCTGAGTCCCCTGTCCTACGTCTTTCAACTAATCAGCCGACCAGCGGGGAGATTGAAACGATGATTTATGGATATATGGCCACCAAAACTCTCGTTGGCGGAGGCCTCCGTCGCTTCAACCTAACCTAATCAACAACTAGACCCCTGACCTCTCGGCCTAGTCCCCGAGGGGTCAGGCCTCAACGTAAGGAGATCCGATGGCCGCAACATTTATCACCATGAGTGAGTTGCGCACCCTTTTGGGTATCGGATCTCTTTATTCAGACGCTACCGTTGAAGAATGCGCGCAAGCGGCTGAGGACTATGTCAAAAAGTTTTTGTGGTACAACACCGCTCCCGTTTCCGGACATGAAGCGACTGTGGCCAACGTTGCGACATTGACAACCCCAACTCCACATGGTTTCAATGTTGGAGAGACAATAGTTGTCTCAGGTTGCGCCGCACACTACAACGGAAGCAAAACCATCACTCATGTCACTCCATACACGCTTCAATATGACATCACTCACGCGGTCGAGGATTTTCATTTGATAAGACCTTACGGATTGATTACTGGCGCTTTTCATGGCACCGACTACGCAACCGTCCCCGCCGTGCGCGAGGCTACGGCGACGGTTGCCGTCACGATTTGGCAGAGCCGACAAGCTCCGGGGGCTTCCGTCGCCACCATTGATGGATTTGTCGGCTCTCCTTATCAGCTTGGCAACACACTCTTGGCAAAAGTCCGCGGGATATTGGCTGGCTATCTCGCACCAGCGGGGATGATTGGCTGATGACAAGTCCCATCACAACCTTGCGCGGATCTCTTGCGACGGATTTGACCAATGCCGGAGTGTGGAGCGTGTACGCCTACCCTCCACAAATCCCGACCGCCAATTCGGTGTCCATCATGCCGGACGAGCCATACATCACCGTCCAATCCAATCAAAAGGTGGCCATCGCTCCCATCGCGCGCTTCAAGCTAATTTTGCTAGTCCCTCTCCTTGACAATCAAGGAAATTTGAATTCCATGGAGGAATTCATCGTGGCTCTCATGGCCAAGCTCAACGCTTCGACCAAGACCATCCACGTTGGTAATTTTTCGGCACCGGGAATCATCGAAACTCCGGCCGGAAACCTGCTCCAAGTGGAGCTACCCATCGAAATAATCACGAGCTGGAGTTGACTATGGCAACGTATAAAATCAACACCGAAAACGAAATCGCGGGTGTCGGTCAGGGTGGGACTATCTCTGACAGCGCTCTCGTGGGTTGGGATATTGACAACCTTATAAAGACCGGCGTACTTGAGGAAGTGGCGCCGTCCTCAGCTACTAAGGTAAAGGAGTAAAGAATGGCTGTTGTCTATTTCGCACAAAATACCTATTTGAAATTAGGTACTTACGACATGAGCTCCGTCGTCCAATCGGCGTCTCTCAACATCAACTACGATCAGCTAGAAATCACAGCGGCCGGAGATAGCGCTCACAAGTATCTCAAGGGACTGGCAAGTCACCAGCTAACCGGCACCCTCTACCTGACTCAAGACGCTATCGCGGCAGGATCATCACGAGCCGTTTTGGATTCTCTCAAAGGCACTTCAGCGGCTTTCGAGATTGCGCCAAACGGATCCACCGCGTCAACGACTAATCCGAAGTATTCCGGCTCGGTTTTTGTCAACGGTTACACCCCTGTAAATAATGCTATCGGTGAGGTCGCCATGATCGACTTCACTTTTGATTTGACCACAGACGTAACCATCGCAACATCCTAAGAGACTAGAAAGGACTAGAAAATGGCAAAACTGAAGATAACCCGCAACACCGGCGTGATTGAGGAATACGAAATCACACCAGCCATCGAGGTGAGTTTTGAGGCTTACGCCAAAAAAGGCATTTTGAAGGCGCTTATGGAGGATCAAAAACAGACTGACGTGTATTACTTATGCTGGGAAGCAATAAGGAGATCCGGTCAGACAGTCCCTCCGTTTGGTGAAGCGTTTTTGGAGACTCTGAAGAATGTCGAGGTGTTGGAGAGCGACCCCCTGCTTGGGTAGGCGATCACAGCACCCTCACTTATCAGATTGCGGCGATTGCCGTTGAGACGGGGATTGATCCCAACGCTCTCGCCGCAACTTCTCCGGAGGTATTTCGAGCAATAATCAAAGTTTTGAATGAAAGAGCGGAGGCGGCAAAACATGGCAACAACCGGCGTCGTCGCTCGCGTTGAGGGGCTTCAAGAGACTCTCACTTACCTCAAAAGATTTGAGCCCGAATTACTCAAGGCCATGAATAAAGAGCTCTACGCGGTCATGAAAGAGCTCGTCATGGAAGGTCGCTCCCTCACTCCTACCTCATCGCCTATGAGTGGGTGGGCGAAACCCTCTCCCATGGAAGCCGAATGGGGTACCCGTTTGCTCTTTCAACCCGGAAGGGTCAAGACCGGAATTCGGTCAAAAGTCGGTTGGCTACGGCGCACCGATATTCACACAACCGAGCGAGCGTACTTCCTTATCAATGCCAATCCAGCCGGAGCCATTTATGAGACGGCGGGGCGCAAACAACAAGCTCGCACCAAGCAAGGCGCTAATTTTGTCCGGCAAATTGAGCAACGCTCGGGAATTGTCGTGCGCGGCAAGCAAGGCCGCGTGGCATGGAAAGCCGTCTATGACAACCGCGAAAAAGTAGCTTACAAATTCAAAGTGGTTGTGGATCGCTACATTGACAAAATCAATGGACAGTTGGCCGCATGATAAAAGTCCCCGTAATCTTTACGACTAACAACAAAGGATTGAAGGCCGCTGAAAAAGGCGTTGGCGCCATCGGTAAGGCATTCAAAAAAACCGGCCTTGCTAGTAAGCTGAGCGTTGCCGCGGCCGTCGCTGGAATTACCCTTTTGTCCAAGCGATCATTGGCCGCGGCTCTCGCTGAGGAAAAAGCAAACAAATCTTTACAACAAACACTCAATAACATTGGCAAGTCTCGGGCAACTCCGGGAATCTTGGCCTTTACCGATTCTTTACAAAGAGCCTCCGGAGTCTCTGAGGATATTCTCAAGCCCAATCTCCAAAAGCTCATCACAACAACCGAGGACGTAGCCGCTTCTCAAGAGCTACTCAAGCGCGCCATGGACATTTCGGCAGGTAGTGGCAAGAGCCTTGACACGGTTGTCGCGGCGCTCAATCGAGCCTATTCCGGCAACTTCAAAGCCTTGGGCAAACTCAACGTGGGATTGGATCAAACGCTCCTAGCCTCCGGCGACCTTGACGCCATCATGGGTCAGCTTCAACAAAAATTTGGAGGTCAGACTCAAGCGGCGGCCGAAACCCTTGCCGGAAAACTGGACAAACTCAAAGTCGTCGCCGGTGAAGCGGCCGAGAATTTTGGAAACAAACTCATCACGGCATTTGAGCAATTTTCGACAAAAGGCACCGGAGCCTTGGACGACATTGGCCGGAATATCGAAAACTTCTCCACCCGTGCGGGAAATGCGGTCATCGGCCTTGGGGCGCTTTTCAATGACCTCAAAATTGGCTTGATGACTCTCAATGACCAAACCGGAGGATTTCTAGGCAAGACCGTTGGAGCTCTTTTGACGCCTCTCAAATACCTTGAGGAAAGAGGCAAGGCTACGGCCAAGGCTCTTGAGCTTCAAAAGAATCTTGGAGGCGCTCGGAAGGAAACCGAGACGCTGGCCATGAATCGTCAAAAGATTGCCTCAGAGAAGAAATACCAAGACGCTCTCAAGAAAACGGATCCATTGGCTAAGGCCAACGCAAAAGCCGAAAAAGCCGCGGCGGAAGCCGCGAAGAAAAAGGCACAAAAAGAGCGTGAAGCCAATGCCGTCAAGAAATTGGCTCTCATGTTTGACATGGACAACATCCAAATTGAAGCCGCTCTCAAAGGCAAAATTACCGATGAGGAAAAAGCGCGACTCTTGGCGCTCAAAGCCATCAAAACCGACGCGACCAATGATGATCTCAAGGC